ATGCCCGACGAGACGAAGACATCCGACCAGGTCCACGAAGAGCACTATTGCCAGCACGACCGCTGCAGGAAGTGGGGATCGTTCGGCTATGACCGGAAGAGCCGCACGGACTGGTTCTGCCTCGAACATCGGCCCGACAGGGATATCCGCTAGCCACCGTCAATCTTCCGCCAGTCCGCACCACATCTGAGCCCCCGGCTTGACTGGCGCCAGCGGCTTGGCGACGAAGGTGAACCGATCCATCAGCGCCAGCTGCAGCAAGGCTGCAATGTCATGGCCGGCTTTATCGGCCACCTTCGGCTCGCGCCCCGCCCACTGCTTGGCCATCTCATCACTTATGAACAAGAGCGCCGCCTTCGTCTCGGCGATGACATCGGCTTCACTCGCCGCCTCCCGCCCGAGTGTCACATCGAATTGGCGCTGCACGCCTTGCGCGATCTCTGTCGCGATCGACGGAACCAAATCAGGCTCTCGCCGTCGGCTCTGCCCGGTTCCGCCAAAAGCATTCCTGATCGGCCTGCGAAGACAGTTGAGCCGGATCCAGATGCAGCTTTGCAATTCCGCCGAAACGGGTTTCTCGCGCATGGCACACTCTTTGGATAACGGTGAGAAAAACCCGCCCTTTGTTCCCTATCCGTTCGCGCTTTGCAAGAATGTTTTTTGAGCCAGGGATGCTCTGGCCGACTGGTAAGCCCGAACCAATTAGTAGGCGGGCACTGCTAAATCGGTGGGGGCTTCAAAGGCGATTTGGGATGGAAAACGACCTGCGCACTATCGACGGCAAAATGGTATGCTCTGCCTGCGGCAATCCCAGCAACAATGTGATGAGACTACCAACCAACTGCGGTAAACACCCCGACAACTCCAGCCAAATGAGCGGCGACACTTGGTTCAAGAATTCAGCAGCTCGCCCAATAGAGGCGGCTGGCAACGTTATTTGCGGCGAGCGATTGCAGTTTTCAGCAGATTGGTGTTTTTGGTCCACTACATGAAAACTGCTCGCCGGCCCACGAGTCGCGAAATTGGAGAGATGCGTGGACGAAACTTTGGTTTTCCGCCCTATCAACGATGATCACGCCATTGAGAGTATTAAGTTTTCGGTGATGTTCACCACCGCGCTTAGCCCCAATGCAATCGTCGCTATTGATCAGTCGCATGAAAAATGGCGCGATTCCTTGCCGGCGAGAACACCATTGGAAGTCGAGATTGACGTTGGTGGCCGAGAAGTCAAACTTCCCGGCTTGGTCTTTTCGTTCATGAAGCCTGACGGAAACCCGACTTGGTCAATGACCGTCGGCGGCAATAAGATCGAAATTGAATGCTTCTTATATTCCCGATGGCAGCGAGTTTGGAATTCGGTGCTCCGAATTCTACAAAACGCTCTGTCTGCGATTAGCGCGCTTAAAGACAATTTGCTTATAAGCTCAGTGGAGCTGGCGGTAAGAGATACGTTTATCACTCAAGATCCGGACTACGCTCTCGACCAACTAATGAATCGATGCCGATTCGTGCCCGAGTGGGCGTTCAAAGCCGGTCGCAGCTGGCATTCACACATAGGTTGGATGGGTGACTTCGCCGAGCGCTCCCGCACGCTTCACAATCTGAACGCCGACGTTGTTCCGAGAGAGAGTGAGACCTATATCAAAGTAACCCATTACCAGCTCAGAAACACGGGTACCGACTTAAAGGTTCAAGAACTAATCGATAGTAATCTTGCACAGCTCGACGTAATGTTCAATAATTTGCATGATGTGAACAAGAACATAATGAGCGAGTTAATAACTAAAAAAATGGGGCAAAGGATAGGGCTTAGCAGCGACCATGAGCACTTTTGACATCACCAATCAAAGACTTAGTGCCTACGGTGAAACCTTGTGGGCAAGTGAATATCTCGCCGCTGATTTGGATCTCTTTGATGAGGATGACAGTGATCTGTCCGATTTCGAAGCGATGGAAAAGCTATCTTCACATACAAATCTTCAAAAGCGAGCGGTTCGTGCCCATCGAGCATATGGAAATGTGGTTTATCTGAACCAGGCCTATGTTGATCATGGCACAGCTGCCGTACCACAGATCAAAAGATCTTCAGCGAGCGCCGCAGCGAGAAATCGGGTTGATGACGCAACCGTACATCCGCCGATGGCACAAAACTTAACGAAAGAGCTTGCTCGACTGCAGGTGGGTTGGGCAGGGCCCGACACTGTCCCTCCACCAGATGCGGTAATTCAGGACATCCTCCATGTTGCGTCCTGTCTTCCTTCTAATGTCTCGCAACCGGAAGCAGAAGTTGACCCCGACGATGGATCCGTTGTCTTGCGTTGGCTAGATAAGGCGGGGACAGGGTCTTTTACGCTAACTTTTCTCGGAAAAGGATATGTTACCGGTTTTGCATCAACGTCCGCCCTCTCTGCCTGGAAAATGGCGGTGAGCGAGTATGGCCGGCTTAACAACAAGTTTGCAGAAATTTCGGTAGCGAGACTTATACAATCATAATGCCTTGCTCGACTTGCCCCGATGAGAGCGTTCAGCAGGACGAAGCTTCTCCAGGACCAATCGCGGGAGAGGAACTGCTATGCCGAGGCGCGTTCGGGAAATCGTCTCACTACAACAGTGCCGGGGTGAAACCTAAATTTATCAATGACAGGGATCTCCTGGCGGGATGCCTGTCAGTTTGGCGCATGCCTGAGACTAGGGATAATTTAGAAAAAATTCGCGAAATTCTCAGCGACAATGCACCGCCTCGCAATTCTCTCTGGGATATTTTCTCATGTACAGCAGAAACGCTTAGAGAGATAAGGGCACCAAGTAGCCCTGCGGCGCAGGCTCTCCATGCGTACGATGACTGCATAATCGATGCCGAAGGAGGAAAGGACCCAGATCACGCCTCATTAGCGATTTGCCGCAATATAGGACCGGACGATCTCGCCAAAGACACCCCGGTCTATGTGGAAATACGAGACCTTCTATTTCTACATCTTACGCAGGGCAATGTCTGGACGCTTCCTGTCGACCAGCGGACATGATTACGATAAGGTGCGTAATGTCATTCAGACAACCAATCAGCCGCGGTAAACGCAATTGTAGTCACGACCGGGAGTGATCACGAGACGAAATTCGGAAACTGCCTTACACGAGCATGCCCAGCAGTTGGCTTTCGGACCGTATGCCGGCCATGTAGATATCGAGCAGAATCCTCGCCTCGCGCTTTGCCTCGATAGAATTCTTCGCAATATGCCGCTTTTCGCAGATAATATCGAAGATCTTCTGCAGGACTTGCAGGTCATCGGGCGCCAGCATCCCCGACATGTTCGCGTGCTTCTCAATCATGCGCTGATATAAAACCCGATATCGGGTCGTTTCAATGCCTTTGTGAGCAGGTTTTCGACCTTGTACCGACGATGGATACGGCAAATAACAAGCCGGCATCAGCTTGAAGTGCCATTATCCCGCCCTAGGTTCATATCAATCCTCCATACAGCCGTCTTTGGCGCAGCCTAGCCCGTGTTCGCCCCCCTTCCCTCCGCGAGCGCGGGCCTTTTTTGAGCACCTATTCCGCCCGTGAGAGCCTCTGCTGCTCTATCCGGTCGATCCGATCCCGAAGATCCAGCAAGACATCCCGCGCCCCATACACGCTCCCCTGCGCCTGCTTGATGTCGTCAACCTGCCGCTGCTGATCGGAAAAGCGCTGATCGTAGCTCTGCCAGACGCGATCGAGCTCCTCGCGCGGCACCTGGGCGTCTCGCACTTCCTTGATCGATGAATCCATGCGCGCCCGGTCCTCGGCCGCGCGCGCCTGGCGCCATTCCATCTCCTGCCGCGTGATTGCCGCCTTGGTGAACTCGGCGAGCCCGACATCCATCCGATCCTGCCGGTTGCTCAATGTGCCGTAGACGAAGGTGCCGGCGGCAATCAGCATTGCCGAGCAGACGCCGGCGGCCGACCAGATCACCGGCCATTGCGTCTTGCTATTATTCCGGAGCTCGTTGGAGAGCTGCGAAATCGCAGAGTTGATCGTCTGAAACCCGGTGTTCATGTTGGACCGGAGATCGACGATATCCTTGCCCTGATTTTCTACCCGCTCGCTCAGACGAGCGTATTGGGCCATGGGATCGAAGCCGTTTGAGGTTGTCATGTCCTGCAGTTCTCCAGATGCCATCTACCCCACTGCCCTTGTCGTAGTTTTCCGTTCACGCGCCCGCTGAACCCATCGCTTTTCAGGGTTGTCACCGCTGCTGCTAGGCGTAATCTCCAAGTCAACGTGTGGACGCACGTTGCCCCGGCCCGCGCCCCCTGTTGTTCCCATCACACAAATGCGCGGGCCACCCCTTTTTGATCTGCCGCTAGATCTGGCGTTCAGACGCCATTCACGTGAATGCCCCTAGACCAGCGCAGGGCGAGATCGATGCGATCCGCCAGACTTTCAGGGGCGGTCTGCCCCTTCGATCGCCCCTGAAGGTCACTATTCAGCAGCAAGCCGATTGCGATAATCGTCCCACCAGGTCTTGCAGTCCGCCGACATCTGATCGCGGTTTGCGGCCAGGATCTCCCACCGCTTCTGCAAGATCACCCACGGCTCACCAGCTTTAGGATAGGCCCGCTCCATTTCCGCCACACAGGCCTCGGGAAGCTCTGGAAGTTCTATCCTCACCTTGGCGACGGCCTCGGTCACTTTTGCGCTGGAGAGACGGTCCTGCGTCGTCTGGCAGGCTCTGCCGCTGGCGCCGATCGCGAGCAACACCGCCGGCACGAGAATCAAGGATGCGAGCCGTACCATTTCAGGTCCTCCTCCGATGGCGTGGAAAGATTGCCGGCCGCCCTCGCCTCGCCGGCCAGCCGCTCGATCTCGATCTGCCGATCGCCGGCAAGCTGCGCCGCCGCCTCGGCTCGCCTCCTGGCTTCCGTCGCCGCGCTGGTCGCCGCGTTCCGCAGCGCTCGCTCACGCTCGATCACCGCCCTCGCCGCATCGAGCTCGGCCTGCGTGGCCATCGTCGAGGTCGCGGCGTCGACCGCATTCGCCACCCGCCCGTTGATGACCTGACCGATCACCGGCAGGCTGATACCCTCATAGAGAAGGATCAGCACCAGAGCCGCGATCGTCATGCCGATCAGCAGGGCGGCCGGGATCTTGATGATGTTGGAGAGGTTCGAGAACATCAGAGACCCTTCAGGCAGAGGGCTCGTTCCCGCTCGCGCCGGGCGGCAAGCCCGCGGATCACACGGCCGCCCGCCTTGTTCCACCAGCTCAGCGCCTCGCACCCGCCGGCAATGTCGCCGGCGTTCAGACGCTTGGTCGCAGTGCTTTTGCCGATCGCCTCGATCCCGCAGTTGAACGCCGTCGAGGTATAGGCGGTGTCACGCGACGGGGTGAGACGGTAATTCAGAGTTGCGGGCGTGAAGTAGCCGTGCAGCTTGTTGCGAAATTCCGCGACCTCTGACCGCAGCAGCGCCCGGCATTCTGCTCGGGTCTTCTTCATTCCCAGCTTCACGCCACGCGTCGAGCCCGAGCAGATCGTCGGCACGCCGACAATGTCGAGATAGGCAACCAGCACCTCTCCCTCCTCCTGAGCGATGAAGGGCACCGCAATGTCCAGCGTCTCAGCCTCCGTCGGGGGGGCGGCATGGGCAGCGGAGGTGAAAAGCCAGGCAAGTACGAAGACAAGCGCGACGATCGCGCAGATGCGCAACCATTCCCGCCACTTGGACAGCTTTTGCTCGTAGAGGCGGCCGGTAATGCCGACGACAAGCAGCAGCACGCCCACCCACCAGAAAAAGACGGGATCGGAATCTACCCCCGTCAGCACGAATTTTGCCTCCGGCCAGATCAGCACGACAAGGCCGGCCACCTGCATCCAGAAGCTGATAGAGAGCGCGACTACACGCCGCCAGTTATCGACGATCATCATCATCATCCTTTTCTGTTGTGAGGGAACGGCCGATCGCCCGGACCAGGCGCGGATCTGCACCTGCCGCCAATGGGCGATCAGCATGGAATTGTCCTCTGGTCTCTGGAATTTCCGGAGCGCCCGATTGGTCAGAAGCCAAACAGGCCCACCTTCGAGGCCAGCGCCGCCGCAATCACAGCATTGCCTGCATCGTCGGGATGCAGATGATCGCTGACGCGCGTCACCGTCGACCAGTCGATGGCAACGAAGCGGTTGCCATAGGCAGATGCCAGGGCGGCATTGATCGCCCCGACATAGTCGATCTCCGCCTGACTGGCGTCGGCTGCATAGGGCACCGACAGAATTAGGTAGCGACCGCCATAAGGCAGGTCTGCCACCATGGCGGCGATGTTGGCGAGGATCGCCGCCTGGGCATTGCCGTCGTTACGCCCGGCACCGATGACGAACACCCAGTTCTTGCGATCATCATCCGCCAGCAGCCGCGTCTTGATCTGGGCCGACGTCTCGCCGCCCACCCCCCCGTTGAACACCGGCCGCTGCAGCAACCGCTCCAGGATAGCCGGATAGTCATAGCCGTCCGTCACCCCCGTCGCATTGCCGGCCGTGATGCTGTCGCCATAGGCGGCAATGCGCCCGTCCGGCCGCCTCGTTGCACGGGCGACCAGTTCGCCGTCGGACAGTCCGCGCGCATGCCCCTCGATAGTGCGGATGATGACAGCGCCGGAACCGGAGGCGCTGTTGCGACCGAGCCGCAGCGTCTCGATTCCGGCCGGAAACCCGGACAGGGCCGCCGTTACCACAGCCTTGCCGTTGACCGCCCAGGCCAGTCCTCCGGTTCTGAAGCTCAGCGCCAGACTTCGATCGGTATCATCCGCCCAGGCGCCGAGATCGAGATTGGCGATCTGCACGCCCCCTGCCGTCACCAGCAGGCGGCATGTGCTGTCCACCATGCGGTAGAGGCGGATGCGGTTGCTCTCGGTGCCGTCGTCGAGTTGCAGAACGGTGCAGTCCGTGCCGAGCGGCGCCCGGGCGGTGACCACCAGGCTCGCCGCTCCCTTCCGCAACCAACCGCCGACATCGATCGCCGCCTGTTCGTCCGCCAGTGCCGCCGCCGCAGACCCGGTCTTCACCAGTTGCTGGACATAACCGCGTTGACCGCCGTCGGCGTGGTATCGATAGAGGTAACTTGCGCCATCGCCGGCATAGCTCGTGACCTGCGCCGTGGTCACCATGCGCTCATAGATCGTGTACGTGGTGCTGCCGGCCGGAACGGGGAAAATCATCGCACAGAGCACCCACCCGTCGCGGAGTTTGCGGCAATAGGCCGAGGTCGTGGTGTAGATGCCGTGCACATTGCCGGTCGTCAGGTCGAACACCGCCTGCTTGCCGGCAGCCGTAAGCATGACGCGGCTGCGCGTACCCGCCTTGTAGATCCGCCATTCGGTAAAGACCGTGTCCGCCTCCAGGGCCGCAAAGGCGGGCGCTGAACGAAAGATCTGGTGATTGCCGGTCGCGATGTTCTCGGTCCACTTGGCCGCCTCGTGGCCGCCGGACGGATCAACAACCTCTGCCGTGCCCTGCTCAACCGCGCAGTTTCCCTTCGACCACTGGCCGGCGCTGACATCGTCGGAATAGCTCCACAGATTGCCCCTGTTGTTCTCCAGCAGGAGGCCGACCAGTTCGCCGGTCAGCGGATCGCAGGTGCTGCGGCCGATCCCAATCACGCCCGGCTTCAGCCGCCGGTTCTTGCCTGTCAGCGTGCCCGTGTCCGCCCGGGCTACCGCCAGCGAGGCGCCATTGGCAAAGTCGAGCGCCAGGACCGGCGGAGCCGCTAGCAGAGCCGCCTTATCCGAATCCGAGACGTCAATGCCGGCACGGGTCAGAATGCCGATGATGGCATCGATCGGCACGAGCGCCTGGCCGCTTGAAAGACTAATGTCGGCGGCAGCACCGGCGCTGGCTGTCCCGATCGCCGCCGCCTGCGCGGTCGAGACCGGCTTCTCCGCATCAGCGGTATTGTCAATATTGCCAAGACCTACGTCGGCCGCATTGGGAAGCACAAGGGGTTTGCCGGAGGATCTCTGATAGGAGACGCAGCGCCAGTTGCCGGCGGCATTGACGCACACGAACTCGGCGACATCCCCCGATGTCGTGACGATATTCGCGCCACCCGGCAGCAGCAGCGACGTCGCATTGTGGGTCAGCGTCAGGCCGACACTGGTAAAGTAAAGGGTGCGGCGCGTTCCGAGAGGCGCCGGTCCCAGCGACGCGACCACCGCCGTCCCGGTAACGTTGAAGAACTCGGCGGCAGCAAGATCCATGGTCGCAGCGGAGGCGATATTGCTGCCATAGGTCCAGACGGTCGCAAGCTCGGCGATCTCCGAGCGGGCCGGCGCGGCGAGCGCCTTGCCGCTGTTGCGAAGGAAGGAAATGCAGCGCCAGTTACCAGATCCGATTGATCGGAATATGCCGATGTCGCCGGCGGCCACCGCCATGTTTGCGCCTCCCGGTAGGATCATCGATGTCGCGTTGTAGGTCAGGGTCAGCGCCTGGTTGAAGCGCACCAGCTTTTCCACGCCGTCGTTAGCAATGCCGAACGAGGTAATGGTGGTGCCGCCGGTCACCGACACGGCGTCACTCGACACGCTGGCGAGATCGGTCGAGGCGGCGGAGGCGATATTGGTCATGTGACCCCAGAGCGGTACTGTCTTGGTCTCGACATCGGCGAGCGCGGCAGAGAAGGCCGAGGGCAGCACCAGCCCCGTCAAGGACCAGGATCCGGAGCCCGACGATCCACTTTTGACATAGACGCCGTTATAGGCCGCGTTTCCGTCATTGTAGACGACGCCGAGCGTCTGCGAGGGATGCGCGAGGTCGCCGAACAATGCGGATCGGGTCGCGAAAACGGCGGCATTGCCGACCATCAATCCATTGACGGCGGAGCTCAGAGCGGCCTCCGTCGCGTCGACGAAGGCAAAGATGTCCTCATGCTTCGTCTGATTGAAGCCCGACGCCGAATTGCCATTCTGCGCGTATTTCCGCCAAGCCCAGCGGCCGAGGTCTTTGATCTGGCCCATGAAATGCCCTCGATGTTCAGGAAATGATTGCCGTGTCGGGCCCTGCGAGCGGCCCGGGAATACTCGACCGGTTGAACGGCCGCGCGTAGATGTCGAATGTTCCGGGGTCCGAGAGGATCGGCAGCGCATAGGAGATGCCGCGCGAGACGGCGTAGCGTCCGACCTCGTGCGCCCCCTCGTTCAGGCTGCCGCCGGCCGGCACCCTGAAGACCGCGACCGTATCGAGATGGCCGTCATTCGCCGTCCCGAAATTGGCGATGAACTGGCCCGAGCCGTCGCTGGCGGAAAAGCTGATCAGCGCCTGCGGGGCCGTCTGGTCGACCACCACCGTCACCGGCACGCTGGAACCCTGGTAGTCGAAGGTCTTGCCGCCGGAGATGTTGCGGATCTGCCAGTCATAGGCACCACCGTCCGCGACGGGCGCATAGATTGCGGTGTTGTTGTTCTGGTTCACGCTGGCGTCGTGCCAGTCATTGGCATCGGCCGCAGACACCTGCACCTGCTGCGAATAGCTGTCGGGCAGGCTCGCTCCGCCGGCAGCCGTCCAGGAAAACCGCAAGACAGGCGCGCTATTCGCCTGCAGCTCGACGGCGACGGTCACGGTCAGAAGCACGTCGTCGACATTCGATGGCAAATCGGGCGGCACGATCAGCTCGTTCTGCTCGTCGACCACCGGGTTCCAGTCCGTCGCGCCTTCCCGGAAGATGACAAACGGCGAGGTCACCGTCATCGCCTCACCATCATATTCGATGACGCCGGAGGCACACGCCACGCGCTCGAAGGCGTCTTCCGGCGCAAGGTCGAGGGTGAAGACATAGTCTTCGATCAGGTCCAGCGCCTGCGGCCCCGAGGTCAGCGACCCAATGAAATCCGGGTTGCTCTCATAGAGTGCGAGTTTGGCGAGGCGCTGCGCCTGCGTGCCGGAGGGGCAGAGAAATCCGGAGACCGTATCCGAATACTCCGTTCCGTCCTCGTCGAGCAGACCCGCATGCTGCCAGCGGACCTCGTTCGCCTTGTAGTTCAGCGCCGGCTCCGTGTACTGGAATTTTGCCGTATTGAAGAGCTGCTGCAGCGACCGGCCGCCCTCCATCTGGATCGACAGATGGTCACCGTTTCGCGCGCGCAGGGCAATCCCTGGCGTCGAGCGCATCTTTTCGCGGACGGCAAACCGGCCCTGCTCGTCGAGATAGACATCGGCATTGCAGATCTTGGCGATTTCCAGCAGCCGCGCTTCGTTCTCCGCATCAAGCGACAGCATGCCGGCACAGCGATAGCGCTTTTCCGTACCGCCCCCTCTCAGCGCCACGTTCTCATCGCAGTGGTCGGCAAAATCCGCAAAGCTCCGAAGATTGATTTCGTCTTCGTCATCCGGGTTCAGACCGTAGACGTCTGCAACTTCAGTCAGCAGGCAGCTGCCGGCATTGCCGCTAAAGCCAAAGGTGTGGCTCCGTGGGTCATATACCTCCCGCCACCCATCGATCACGACCTGCAGGGTCGGCATATTGTTCGGGTAGACATCGGCAAGCTTCGATTGCGGCACCTGCTCGACAATCTGCAGCACCATGGCGCAACCGCGATGGCGAAAAGGCGTCAGAGGTGTATCAAGCTCGGGAAATGCGGCCAGCAGTTCCGCAAATGGCTCGTCCAACATGGTGCCAAGCGTTGTCAGCAGCTGAACCCGCGAACGACCCTTGTAGACATATTGATTGGTGGTAACGAAGCCGTTCGCGTCGAGGGTGACTGGCTTGCTGTCGAGCCTGAAGGACACAAAGCCCTCGATCGGCCCCTCGCAGATATAGTGGAGCAGATAGCTTTTTTCGCCCCGCCGGAAACCGAAGACAATGACCGATCCGGCCAGGTTGCGGTGGTAATACCGCCGGCGCGGACTGATCTCCTGCTTGATGTTGGATTGCACATCCGACGGCTTCGGCGAAGCCGGCTTTTCCTGTAGGGCTTTGTTCAGAAGAAACGCACCAGCGGCGGTCACCGCATAGCCGATCCCGAGCGCGATCGTGTTTGCCGCCAGACCAAGCGTCAGGCCGACCGATACAGGCGTCAGATAAGCCAGAATGAAGCCGGCGATGGCCTGCGGCATCCGCATTTTGCGCGCGCCGATGCGGTTTTCGCCGATGAAGTAGAAACCACGTTTCAAGCTCGAAACCTCAGATCCCAGATGATGTCCGGCTCGCGCCGGCAAAATCGAATGCCACGGTCGCCCGCGCGAATGACCCACATCGATCCCGTGCAGATCATGCCGAGATGCCAGCCTTCGGCGGCCAGCAGCCCCACATCGCCGCGCTGGGCCGCACTGCCGATGCGCGGAGGCCCGAAGAGCTCGCATCCGGCCGAAACAAGGCCGCCACGACGATCGACGAGTGCCCTCGCCTCCTCCTCGCTGGAATATCTGCCTCGCCAGCTGGCGCCGGCCAGCGGCCACCCGATCCGCTCCGCCCACCCGATCGGGAAAAGCTGGCAATCGCCGTTGCGCTGGCCAGTCCACTCGAAGGCCTGCGCCCGCTCTTGCGCGAGATAGTCGTCGAGCTCGTCAGTTTCGCGCATCGAACAGGTTGAGTTTCTGATCGACCATCTTTTGCACGTAGATGAATCCGGTTGAGGTGGGATCGCGTCTCTGCTGGTCGCTATGGGTCACCATCGAATTGGCGGAACGCCTGCGGCGAACAATCTTGTCTTCCAGCAGAAGCTCGATCGAACGGGACGAAGGGCCGGACTTCGACATCCGCAGCTTGTCTCCGATCCCGGTATAGACATGAGTCCGGTAGTCGAGCGGGTTTCCATCATCGTCATAGAACTGGCGCCAGAAGATGAACTTTTGGCCCTTGATTTCCCGCTGATCGCTCTCGAAGAAGAACTCCTTGATCTTCCCGTCGTCCATGTCGAGCGAGCACGTCACCTGCCTGGAGCTGCCGACCTTCGACGCACCGAGATTCGAGACATTCGCCAGCCCCTGAAGTCCCAGCCAGCGAATTGTCTCGATTTCGCCGCTGGCTTTTCGGCTGCGCAGCACACCGCCTTCGTTATGCAGATACATCGTCGTCGACTTGAACCGCATTTCGCACAGATAGACGCAATGCACCCGATGGCCGCGGGCATGGAGCCGCATCGTTTCTGAGAGCATCAGTCCACATCCTCGACAAGACGTGTCAGATCCTCGACGAATTCGAGTGTATGCGTCCCGTAATAGCCCGCCACCAGCGCGTCATAGCCTGGGTTCTCGGTCACGCAGTAACCGACAAACACGGGAGCCAGCGAGATTGTGTCCCCCCTGGCTGCCGGCTTGCGCAGTGTCGGGCTGATCCTAATCCGCTGCTGTCCATCCTCGATCCAGGACCCCGCGACCCCATAGCAAAACTCGTCGATGGAGATCGCACATCCCGCCGGCACTTCATCGGCCTGGCTGACGTAAAGAATGCGATCGCTGAGCGCTGCTGCCTCACTGAAATACGTCTCCAGCGTCGGCACGGCGTGACCAACGCCCGTCGCGAACATCGCGTCTGTGGCGAACGGGATACCACCCGGATATTGCGCCCTCGCATCAGCCGTAGCCTCCGCGAAAGGGCCGTCTATGGCGTATCTGTCCGGCATCGGGATGCGCACCAGCTGGCTATCCGCCTCCATGCTGAACAGGAATGCGCGGATCGCCCGCACGCTCTGCTCGTCATGCACCAGCACGTCGAATTTCATACGCCATTGTGCGCCGGAATAGCCGCGCGACCGGCGCATTCCGTTTGTCGCCTCCTGGCCGGGACGGGTGTTGTAGGTCAACGCCACCGCCGGGTTCTGGATCTTCAGGCTGGAGACCGGGAAATCGAGAAAAACCGCCATCAGCCGTTGCGCTCCGTGACCTGCTGCATGCGACCGGCCAGCCCGCTATCATATTTCTGGATGCCGGCCTTGGTGACGCGTTGCGCCACCCCATAGGCTTCGTTCTGGACCGCCGCCCGCCAGTTGCCATCCTCGTCGACGTAAACCCGGATCCCCGCAATGCCGCCGCTGTGGCTCGCGGCTTCCTGCCCCGGCTTTGTGATGCTGACATTTTCCTTTGGCGAGGCCTTGAACGCCACGATCTGGCTGTCGACACCGCCAGCGCCGCCGACATTGAACGATCCGCCATTGGCAAAGCCGAACAACCCGCCGAGCAGCCCCTTGAAAATCCCGCCAAAGGCACCGCCACCGAAGTTGGCGCTCGAAAGCAGGTTCTGGGTGATGCTCTTCAGCGCGTCGAGCGCGACGTCGCGCCACGTCTTCGTGCCATCGATCACCCCGGCGATCGACGAGCCGATACCTTCAAACGCGTCTTGAATGCCCTGCCCCACATCGGACCCGACATCCTTCAGACCACTGAACGCCCCGCGTACACCTTCCGCCGTTGTGGTGGCCGACGCCACGACATTGCCCTGCAGGCTGTCCATGCCGTTCTGCAGACCCTGCATCACGTTGACGCCAACCTCGTGCATGACCTGTGATGGCGAGTGAATACCCAGCGTCGACTTGATACTCGACGTGATGCTGCCGGCGATGTTGGATACGCCCGATTTCACAGAATCCCACTTGGCCTTGATCCCATTCCACAGCCCTTCGATGATCTGACCGCCGATTTCCAGCATCTTGCCCGGCAGGTCGGCGAAGGCCTGGTAGATGTCGCGGGAAAATTCCTTGACCGCGGTGGAGACGCGGCCGAGCTTCTCGACCATCCCGTCCCAGGCCGAGACGAAGCTTGCCCAAGCTCCGGACACGAAGTCCGCGACAACTGTCCCCGCCTGCTGGATCTCCGGCCAGAAGGCGATGACCGCGGCGGTCAATGCGGCGACGCCAGCGATAGCAGCTGCCACGGGTAGACCTATTGCGGCGATCGCGGACACTGCGAGCCCTAGGCCGACAACAACGGGACCAAGCGCAGCGGTAAGACCAGCAACCACAGTCCCCCATTTCAGGATCTCGGGATTGGTCTGCGAAAGCATCGCTATCCATTCGGAGGCCTTGGTGGCCACCTGCGTCACGAAATCGATCAGGCCGCTGGTTGCCAGTGCAATCGCAACGCCCTTCACCGCCTCGCTCAACTGGCGCATCGCGTCGTTATAAGCCTTCAGGCCCGACGCCTTGTCTTCGGTAATGACCGCGGCGCCCTCGCCGAGCTTGCGAAACCCTTCGCCGCTATTTTCAAGCAGCGGGATCAGCTGCGTGGCATCCGAGGAAAGAGCTTCCAGATAGAAGGTCATTTCCTGCTGGCTGGCGCCTGCCTTCTTCAGGCTGTCGTAGTAGAGCTGCAGCGCCTGCGGGCCGGACAGATCCTTGAAGGCATTAGCAGCCAGCCCGACCTTCGGCGCGATGTTGTCGAAGAAATCCTTCATCGCACCGCCGCCGGTCTGGCTGAATTCGCCGACCCGTTCATTCACATCCTTAAAGATGTCGGCGAGCTTGTCGCTCTCGACACCGACGCTCTTGGCAGCATACGCCAGACGCTGGAAGGTTTCGAATCCCGCATTCGAAACCTGCGCTTGCTTGACCGTCTCCTGCACGCCCTCCGCGACGCCCTTCATCGCGGCGGCGAGCCCGGCGCCTGCCGCAGCCAATGGAGCGGTCAGGTAGGTCGAAAGCGAAACGCCTGCCTTCTGTAACCCCTTCCCAAGTTTGGCGACGCTCGCGCTCGCGGACTTAGACCCGTCCTCAAAGGCGCTGGTGTCAAGGCCGAGAACGACGCGAAGGGCACCGATGACTGCATTACCTGCCATGATGATCTACCGGTTGACCCAGCCCTGTACCTTGGCAAGCACCGCTCGCCAGTCGTGGCCGCTGGATTGGTTCTTGGAGGATTTTCGCCAGAAGAGCTTTTCCAGCTTGATGAAGTTTCGCGGCTTTTCCGGCGCATAGGCCGTCAGCCGGGCCGTGTGCCAGGCAAGCCAGGCACGTTCGTCGTGTTCACGCCTAGCCTTCTCGGCACAGGCATCGAGCACCAGCTTGATTTCCCGAAGCGTCAACCCCCAGAAATCCGCACGGGGCTGACCGAATTCGATCCAGGACGACAGCAAGTCGGCTATACGCGTGCCGCCGTCCTCTTCGCGTTTCCCGCTTTCGGCGCCTTTTTCGGCTCGGGCTGCGGAACGGAGGCCATGATCACTTCGCCGAGCGTCTTGACCGCGTCGATCATGCCCATGTCTGCCATGATCTCGCCGGCCTCCCGATCGGTGATGTCAGGCCGGTGTCCGGAAAGTGCGGCTCGGAAATAGCCGCGCAGATAGCGCATATCGAGCTGCTCGGCCTGCGCCTTCTCGAAGAAGTCCTTCAGCAGCTGGTCGGTCGTTTTGCCGAGCTCGTCTTCCAGCTCGCACCATTCATTGGCCGAGATCCGGAAGGAAAGCGTCTCGCCGGCCACCTCGCGGGTGATAATGCCTCGCACCTGGTTCGTCATGGATCACCTCACGTCGCGACGTTTGCGGTCGCGACGGTCGTCGCATCCGTATCGAAGTCGTCGTTGATGCCGGTGACAATGCAGGTCACGGCGCTGCCGATATCGGCGGTCACCGGCACATAGCTGGAGCCCGTTGCGCCGACGACATCGGCGCCGTCCACCTGCCACTGGTATTCCAATTCCAGCGCGCCGGCCCAGACCCCGGGATCGAGTACGAGGGGGGCGCCGACGACGGGGGTGCCGGCGACGACAGGCACCACCAGGTTGCGCGGGGCAGTCGGCTCGGTCATCACCGGTTCACCGGAGACCTTGAAAGTCACATCGGCGGTCATCTTGTCGTCGGTCGGGGCGCTGATCTCGTATCCGCTGCGCGTCCCCCGGAACAGCAACTGAACGCCGTTCGGGAATGTGGTGCGGCACCATTTCCGTCTGCCCTTTGCCGCCCTCAGCGCCTTGTCCGACGGCGAATTGGGCACATAGTTCATCGAGAACGACGCCTCGCCGGGATCGGTCAGGCCGTCGATGAATTCCATCGTCTTGTTCGGCGACTGCATATGGGTGGCGTCCGGCGTGTCGGTGCTGTCGGATGGCGGCGTGACGTCGAACACCTCCGCCAGATAGACGAAGACCGTCGGCGTTTCGATGTCCGCCATCTCGAAAGTGATCCCGTAACCAATACGGGCTTCGGTATCCGGCATGGGATTGTCTCCTTAGGATGAGTGCCAGAGCAAAATGTCGAGCGAACGCCGGAAAAGAGCGCTCGCATTACCAGCCGTCTCAGGCTGAAAATCTCTCGGGGTGTCGATGAATCCGCCTTGAAAACGCACACCGAGGACTGTGCCCCGATGAAGATCCAGCACGCGCGCTGCGGCATTGGCGATGTCGCGGCATTTGAACGCTTGTTTTGAGTAGCCATCGATCTGCAGGCGGCTCTGCTCCAGCCCCGACCGGCCGGAAGAGACGTAGTCCGGGCCACCGCCAACAAGCTGGAAGATGCAATAATCCGGCGCCTTGATACTCTGTGGCAACCGCCCCCAAAACACGTTATCGGACACGAGAGATCGCAGTCCTGCGTCAGAGAGCAGCAGCTCCGTAACAGCCTCTTCCATGGATCATCTGCCTCGCGCGATGCGCCGGGCTTCACGCGCCGCTTTGCGTGCCAGCCTGTCGGTACTTTTCTGGATCTCGAGCGCCAGTCCGTCGCTGATGAGCTGCAAGGCCTTCGCCTTGTTGGCATCCCAGGCCGGCCGCAGATGCGGCTCTGCCGCCTGGTGCTCGTTGCCGAACTCGGTCTGAATAGCGGCAGGATCATTTGGCCCGGCGTACACTTCGACCGGGCTTTCCTTCTTGCTGGTCTTACGCTGGCGCCTTGTGAGCTTCGTGCCTACCCCATACGATGCTTTCAGGTTCCCTTCCCTGACCTGTGCGTTTGCGCGACCCGCCTCTGCGATCGGCTCAGCTGCAGCCTTCAGCACCTTTCGGACGACATTCTTTGCTGTCGCTTTGGGCAGTTCCTTCAGCGCCTTTTCAAGCTCGCGCAGCCCCTCAACCTTGACCTTGACCCTGGACACGTCGGCTACTCCGCGACCGCAATGCAATCGATCTCAAGACCAACGTGGCGGCCGAGCTCGCGCGCTGGGGCACTGACTTCATAGTCCTTGCCCTCGTACCGGATGCGGTCCTGCACGCTAATCGTCCCGAAATAGCGGATATGGAAGGTCAGCACCGTCGAGCCGGCGATCTGCGCGGCGCTGAAGCGCTCCGCGCCGCGCTCCGGCCGCTGTTGGCCCCAGACCGTCTTGACCGCCACCCAATCCTCGATCGGCTGATTGAGTTCATCGCGGCCTGTCTCGCGCCATTCCAGCAGAGACAGCCGCCGATCGAGCTTTCCCGCCCGCATCAGAGACCACTCCGCCGCAGCTGACCGACCAGGTTGTCGAAACTGGCCGAGACTGGGAGGGATGCCACCGAAACACCGATGACGGTGTCTTCACGGTTCTCGTACCAGGCGCCGACCATCAGCAGGATAGCCTGCATCGCTCGATAGGGCACGATGTCCGAGCCGGCCTCATAGGTCACGCTGACAGCGCCGACCTCATCGAGATCGCCGGGGATGGAATAATCGTTCCGGAAACGGCAGAACGCCCGGCCACCGCCATCCGTCCGCAGGCTGAAATCGCCTGTATCGACGGTTTCTTCAACGCCGGTGCTGTTGCGCAATGTCACCGACGTGATTTCCTTGACCGGCCCAAGCGCGAGCGGGATGCAGCGCGAGAAGCAATCGAAATCCTCTCGCCATGTCTGCACGCCCAGGCACCGCCCGCCGAGGAGGCCGCCATACCCGTCCAGCATCTCCGTCGCCGACGCAATATAGCCGGTCAACAGCGCCGCCACCTCGGCTTGCGCCGTGGCATCCAGCGCATCCGCCGAGATCCGGCACTGCGCCATGGCCTGCTCGACGGTCACGATCGGCGCCGGCGGCGTGATGAGGACAGGACGATGCATGGTTCACTCGGCCGCCGTCTGGACGGCGCGAAGAACGGCGATGATGTCCGCCTTCTTCGACGCGTCACCGAGATCGACCTTCGTCTCGGCCGCCTTCACCTTCAACTGCGCGACGGTCAGGTCATCGAGGCCGTCACCATCCTGATCGACGGATTCGGCATGGATGCACTCGGCCCAACCGTTATCGATGGCCACCCGAGCGAGATCGCCAACGATCTCTTCGTCGACGAGGATCTGTCGCGTCATCACTGCATCATCCGGACGCCCCGGAAATTCTTTCGTCACCTTGGCACGCATGGGATTGTCTCCGATCAAAGGAAGTGGCGGGACGGCCGGTCAGTCGTCCCGTCCGGTTCTGCCGTCAGGCCTGGTCGACCTGCGGATTGTCGCTACCATTCCCCTTCAGCACGATGGCTGCGATCGGGGTGCCGGCGCCGTGCGTGCCGGAAAAGTCGGCGAGCAGCTTCAGGTAGCGTTTCCCGCCCTTGTAGCCGACACGGTAGGTCGCCGCCGCCGCGTGCGCTGCGACCAGCGACTTGATGATGCCGCCGTCGGCCACCGTGACCCCGAGCATGTCATCGGTTTCGACGGCGTCGTAGGTGACGTCGTCATCCGAATGGGTGAGCTTGAACTCGATCTTGTTGGTGCCGGAAAACGTGATGCCGCCGATACCGATGGCGAGAATGATCTCGGCGGAATTGTAGTCCCGCAGATCGATGGCGGAAGGCGTGTTATCGGCGGACAATACCGCCGCGCCGATCGCGGTTGCGACCAGGACGTGAGAATGCAGATCCTTCATGGGACCGCTCCTTTTCGGGAATTGAAATGGAAGATCCGGCGGCCGCTTAGCCGCCGGTTGATGCGACGGCGGCGCCGGTCAGGAGGTCGCGACCTTGACCAGCTTGATCGCCTGGAAATTCGTGACGCCACCGCCAACGCGCTTGGTCGTGTAGAAACCGACCTTCGGCTTGTTGGTATAGGGATCGCGCAGGACACGAATACCGATCCGGTCGACGATCATGTAGCCGCGCTTGAAATCACCGAACGCGACGGGGAAGGCGTTGGCACCGATGCCCGGCATGTTGTCGTCAGTGTAGGTAGGCTTGCCGAGGATCGTCGGCACGTCGGCTGTTGTTGCAGGCGCCGCCCACAGATAGTTGCCATCGCCGTCCTTCATCTTGCGGACAGTGCCCATGGTGGCGTCGTTCATCAGCCAGTTCGCATTGTTGCGCATCTGCTGCTTCAGCCCGTAATAGGTGTCGATGAACACGTCCGCAGGCGCTTCAGTCGCGAAGGCCGAGGCTGCACCGGTCGGGATGTAGCCGAGCTTTCCCCATTCCCAGTTGGCATTGGCGACCGCGTTGTAGGCCAGTACGCCGCGCGGCTTCTTCACACCGTCGCCGGAGACGAAGGCCGTTCCTTCGAGTTCGGAAAAGGTGATCTGGACCTCGTCGGCCAACCAGGCGGCAATGTCGATGATCCCGTCGTCGAGCATGCGCTGCGTCGTGAACGGGTTGGCGTACAATTCCATGACGTTCAGCACGATTTCGCGCAGCGTCGGCGTGCCCGTTTCCGGCCGCGCCTCTTCTTCGCCGACCCAGCCACCGCCGGCGCCGCCCATGCTGACATATTTCGTGTAGGTATCGGTGCCGATCGGCATCACGGTCGCGATCTGACGCATGACAGACATGACACCAAGCACGCGGTCGATCGTGGTTTCGACTTCCTTCGGCACAAGGAAACCGCCATCGGGGTCCGACTGTGTCGTCAGGGAAGCCTTGACCTCCAGTCCGGCGAGATCGTTGTCGACGCCCTTACGGAACCACTTGTCGAAGGCCTGTGCGTGTTCCTTGGCGGCAGGGCTGAGAGCATCGCCACCGGCGCCGCCGAGCTGCGCAGCGGCGATCAGCGCATTGGTGTCATCGAGTGCCTTCTGCAGATTGGCGACCTCAGCGTTGATCCGGTCGACTTTTTCCGTCTGTACGACGTCGGCAAACTTGGCATTGATGCCTTTCAGTTCCTCGTCGCGTGCGGCCTTGAAGTCCTCGAAGGTCTTCTTCAGCTCATTGAGGATCTTCGTGGCCGCATCGCCTTCGGCGCGCACGATGCCGGTCAGACCACGCGCGCGGGTATTGAGAACCATGTTCATGGCTCGCTCCTTTAGGATTTGAGGATGTCGATAAGCTGCTGATAGGCAGCGACGTCTTCGCCTGCATCGCGCGCGGCGGAATTGGGGCTTGCATCGCGCCGGGCCCCGGGATTTGCACCAAGCTCGGACAGGAGGTCCGAGCGCTGATTTCTGGAAAAGCCGGAACGCGCCAGCGCGGCTTCCACCTGGCGGCGGGCCTTGATGCTGTCGCGATCGACGCTGTTGTTCGCCTCACTCTGATCGAGCTTCAGGCTCTCGTCGACCCGGTCCGCAAATTTCGACTTCACCGCATCGCCTGCCCCCATGAATGTCTCCGCATCCATCAGGCTTTCAATATCATTTCGCTTGGCGCCGGTACGGGCCTCATAGATATCGGCGATTGCGGAGTCGAAGCCGTCGAACATACTGGCCGCCTCGCGCATGTCGTGGCGATTGCCAACGACCATGCCCCAGGCATTGTGCACCATCATGAACGAACCGAGGCCCATGACGATCTCGTCACCGGCCATGGCTATGATGGAAGCCGCGCTGGCTGCCCAGCCCATGACCTCGATCGTCACCTTGCCCTTGTGGGCGCGCAGCATGTTGTAGATGGCGATGCCTTCGAACATGTCCCCGCCAGGCGAGTTGACCTGCACCCGCACGTCCCGCTCGCCGATCGACCGCAGCGCCGCGGAGGCGCGCTTTGCGGTAAATCCGCCGCCGGACCAATAGTCCTCGCCGATCACGTCGAAGATCGTAATGACATTGTCGCCGGAGCTGTCGGCCGCCATCGGCGTCGTTGCCCAGCGTGCCATGACATCGCTCGGCGCATCCCACTGGAAGTTCTGCGGGCGCTGAAACGTCTTGGCTTCAGGCAGGTTTCTGAGGGTCATTGGTCGCTCCTGTTGTGGCGCCCAGGCGCTCCGGCAGTTCGTCGCTGCCCTTCTTCGGAAGATCTGAAAGCCCGCGCACTTCCGGCACGGTCATCCATGGCATACCGCCGCCGGCGCCCAGTGCCTTGGTGAAGAAGTCCGCTTGGTCCTTCATCGAGCCGCGCAGCAGCGCCCGCTCATTGAACTTGGGGTCGTATTCGTCCCGCTCGTCGTCTGTCAGAAGGTCCCGGCTGATGGCCTGTTCCCAGTTGGTGAACTGCGGCGCCAGGCCGTAAGTGACGAAGAACTGCCCGAGTGCCTCGATGCCGGAACCCCACGATGTGTCGTCCATCATCAGCAGCGGCCGAGGCGCACCGAAGATCCGGCCGACCTCCTGGATCTGGAACCCGAGGTTCTCGACCTGCTGGTTGTCGCCGAGCTTGAGTTCGAACTGCTTGGCCTTCATGTTTTCGAGGATTAGCCAGCGCCCTGCATTGACCGCCCCACTGCGCTCCTCGATCTGGTCCTTGGCCAGTTGCCTTTGCTCGGTCGTGAGCTTGGTTTCACCACTCTCAAATACGCCGCCGGCGTGCAGGCCATTGTCGAATAGCTTCTGGACTGCCTTCTTGATGCTGGAGGTGATCCCGATCGCGTCATGGGCCTGATCGATCCGTGACGAGCCTGAAACTCCGTCCTCAATATCCAGATCGCGGATGGCCAGAACATCAGACTGGCGCAGCGTGCTCTTCACGCCGTTCGAATTGGTCACCTCGTAGCTGATCGACCAGTCCCGATTTTGCTTCGGCTCGACGCGAAACTTCGCCAGCGGCTGCAACTGATAGACACGATCACGCGAACGAACGATCTGGGCATAGGCCGCACCATTCTTGAGCAGCATGACCTGCATCAGGCGCTTGAACTCATACGGCGTCTGCCAGTTGTTCGGCTTGCGATGCAACACCTTGAACACCGGATGATCGGTGGCCTTGCCTTTCGCATCGTCCGCAAACATCAGATGCAGCGGAAGCATGCCGATGCTCTCGCAGTGCAGCCGCACCGCCCGATTGACCGCGCCATTGCGCAGGATCTCAGGAGACTTTCCCGACGCCAGTCCGCGGCGGATCGCCTCCAGGAAGGCCGGATCGGTCGCGCTGTAGGACTGACCACCGCTCGCGCTCTGGGTTGCAGCCTTCGGTGTTCCGCCGCCAAAGACAGCCCGGAGCCAGTTCATTCAAAGCACCTCGATTGTGGCTTGAGCTTCGTCTTCGGTCGCCATGGCAAGCCCAACACCCATGACCGTGGCGACCATGCCGTCGATCTTGTCGAGCGAGTTCTTCTTGTCCGGCACATAGTTCAGGTTTGCGTCGAAGCGGACCGAGCAGTGCCCGGCCATCCATGCCAGGACCGGATGTCCGCCGTGTTCGACTTTGCCGGCGAACACCAACCGCTCGAATTCCTTCGTCGGCCCGCCGAGCGTCTGGTGCCCCTGCCGCATCTCGATCTGCAATTCGGCATCCATGCCGTCGAGCTGCAGGTCCCCGGCCAGCTTGCGGGCATTCCACGGGTCGAAGCCGAAGGCCTGCACGTCGAACTGGCCGCAGGCCTCGGCGATCGCCACCTGCACGAAACTCTGGTCGACGCTGTCGCCCGGTGTCGTGCGCAGCGCCCCGTCCTTCACCCATTTTTTCCAGTCGACCCTGCGATCCTGCTCGGCTCGCTCGTCGAGCGTGGCCTCCGGGACCCAGAAAAGCGGGATGATCACCCACTTCTCGTGTTCATCGTCGGGCGGAAGCACCGCGACCAGCGCGGTCAGGTCCCGTGTCGAGGAGACATCGCAGGCCAGGTAAGCCTTGCGACCCTTGTGTTTGTCCCAGAGGCGCGGCCAGGACTGCTTGTCCGCTGTGCATTCGGCCCATTTCGACCGGGGCAGCCAGCCGGAGAGCTGATCCACCCACCGGTTCAGGTGGTAGCACTGGAAAACAGCTTCCTGCGCCGGACGGCCCTTGGCCTTCTTGAACTCGGTTCGAAGGTAGTCGAGCGTCGGCGTCAGGCCGAGGCTCGGATTGGCCTTGCGCCAGACCGTCTCGTCGGTCCAATCGTCTTCCTCGGCGATCCCGAAGAACACGACCAGCGTCGAGGGATCGTCGATCTCGCCCCGCATGATCGACATCGACTCTTCGAACCACTCGAAGCCGGTGCGGTTCTGCTTCCGACCAGAGGTCGAAGCGTAGAGCTCGATCGGCTGCAGCCTGGCGCCCGTGCCCTGCCGCAGCGTGTCTGCGAGCTCGCGCGTCTTCCACTCGTGAATCTCGTCACCGACGATGACGGTCGGCGAACGTCCGTGCTTTCCGTCCGGCGCCCCTGTCAGCAGCTGGCAGAGCGACGTGGTCTCGCGCAGGAAGATGCTCTTGTCGTGCAACGAGATCCGCTCATTTCCGTGGGCATCCTCCAGAAGACCGTCGGCCTCCCGAATGATGTCCTGCATCTTGCCGAACGGTACCCTGCCCTGGTCTTCATTGCGCCCGAAGACATAGGCCTCGGCACCATTGACCCGCTCCAGCACGAAGAACAACACGCCGAGAGCGGCCAGGAATTCGGATTTCCCGTTCTTGCGCGGTATCCACAGATCAAGCCGGCGAAACACTCTGACGTGCTCGACCGACGGCTGGTGCGTTGACGGGTCGATGACCTCGATCGGCTTCTTCCACCCGACCAGAAGCCGAACCGTGATCGCCTGCCACTTGACCAGCTTGAACGGCACGCCGCGAAAGCGGTCATTCGTCAACCGGAAGATCTTCGGCCAGCGCTCGACGACCTTGGCGGCCTTGGCGTGATCGAACCATGCCCCCTCGACCGCTGCAGCCCGATCCCATCCGGACACGGCCCAGGCATAGTCAGGATCGTCGGCGACCTCGGCCAGCCAGTCTGGATAAGGCACGGCCAGCGGATATTGCGCGGCCATGGCTGTCCTCAGTTTGGCAGGGCTCCGGGCGGCGGGCTGTCAGCGCTGTTCATCAGGTCCATCGGGTCACTGCCGGCCGCCGTCGGCTGTTCCGGTTTCTGGCCCGTGGCGCTTCCACCCAGCGGCAGACGTCCCTGCCCGGCATTGAAGCTTTCGGTCTTGACCAGGTCAGCATCGCGCATCGGCGTGAATCCGAACTCCGCATCGAGCAGGCGCAGCGCCGTCTCGGCCTTGGCCATGAAATCGATCGACGGATGCGTGCGGTAGACGTACTCGCCGTGCCCGAGCTTCACCTTTACCGTAGTGCCACCGTTCGGCACCTGCTTGCGGACCTGTTCGGCGCTGGCGAGGTAGAGCTGGGTCCAGATGCAATAGCGCGTCAGCGCGTTGCGGTAGCCTGGCCGCCGGCGCCCGGCCGATTTCAGGACCTCGGAAGTCTCGCCCCAGATCTGGATGGCCCGCGACCAATAGGCTGGCGCCCGCTTGAACTCGGCCGGCAGCGGATAGGGGTTGTCAGACGTGGCCGGCATGGCCTCTGCGGCCTGCGCCGCGGCCTCGATTTCCTTTTCGACCTTGCCTTTACGGCGGCCGGGGAACCCCTTGGCTGCCTGCAGCAGCGGATCATCCTTGCGCCGTCCCATATCCGATCGCTCGCATCCAGACCGCCCGCCTCGATGGCAGCGTCAAACAGACCCTCGCGGGTACAGAAAAAAAAGATATCGCCGAAAATACCGCGCCGACTTTTTGCATGTGAGGCCGCCGGTCTCCTTCCGGCATGCTGCAGACTTTTGCCCACCCCCCGGGGGTCAGGCCTCATCGGCCCGTATGCCCCTCGCGACCCTGACGGCCATGGGGCTGTCGAGCCACAGGTCATCCAGTGTCGCCTTGCGGTGGGCGTAGAGCTGCTCAAGGCGCTGCTTGACGCTGTCGTGATGCCACTTGCAGCACGACTGCCACATGCTCGTGTCCCAGAACTTATCGGGATCGCCGTGGTGAGGATCGACGTGGTCGACGACAGTGGCTGCGACGATCAC